TCACTGTAGTCTGTTATTGCCATCTTTAAATCTCCTTAAAATAATTAGATTAGTAGATCTTACTCCTCTGCCATCGACCAGCCACATATTGTAGACTTTGGGAATGTGGCTATTTTAGTCTTACCATCTGACATAGATTCATAACTAAACTGCAAGACTGTCTCATTCATAAGTGTGATCTCTACACTCCTGAAAGTGAAAGTGTTTCCTGAGTTTGCGAAAATAGTTATCATTGAGTATTCCACTAGTTACCTCCTGTGTTATTAGACTAAGTTTAAAGTTAACTTCCCTTTTCATCTATCGTTTTAAGATTCATCACCTCCTTTATGTATTAATTAGTTCGTTAATATTTTATACGGACTCCATGACCAGGTTGGTTTGACTTTAGGCAATCACCAGATATACAGTTTCCTTTGTAGTCAACTTGTATAGGTCCACATCCTTCACATAGTACAAGTCCAAAAGATCCATTTTTGTTGTCTTTCCTCGTGCCAACTCCAACGAAGTCATTTACTACACCATAACCAGGCGCTAATTCTTCAGTACAAGCTCTGCAAAAATCAGCCATTGTTAAACTCCAGTTTAGGTTTGTCTTCCCAATTTAGTCCTGCTTTTTTGAGTAGCTTTTTAATGTTAGGTTCTTCGATTGCAGATAGTTTGCCGTTTCCTTTAAGGCGTGATCTTGCAATGTAGGTGCCTAGGGAGTCAATTAACATCTCGCGTTTTGGAGTACGTCCGCGGCCATCTTTGCCAGTCAGCACATAGATTTCGTCGAATAAAAGTGGAATGGTAACTACAGCTTGTCCAGTCGTGAGGAATCGGTAGTTTACCTCTTCCCTAACTACTCCTGATTTAGCGTCTATGCTGATTACCTTGCGATTTTCCTTCAAATGCCCAGTTAATATAAAGTCACATGGAAGGCGCATTAGTTTCTTAATGTAATTAGTCATGTGGATTTTCTGTGGCATGTAGTCATGGCGGTGCTGAGGTGATTCTCCAGCACGGCCCTTGGCTGCGAGTCCATAAGACATAACCGCGTCAGCCCAGGTGGTTGCTGAGTCTAGGCAATAAGTGCCGAACTTCTCAAAGTAACCTATTGTAAATCGAATGTCTGTAGCTTTCATCCACTTTGCAAATTTGTCAGGTGAGAACGGATCGTCCGCTTCCCACTGTGTGTCGGCTACTATGTCGCCGCGCTTAATTTCATTGAGGAGTCCTTTAGTTCCTCCTGGATCGAAGGAGTCAATGTGAATAGGCTTACGTGCAGTTTTAAGCAGCCAGGTTTTTCCTGAGTTGGTTTCCCCAGTAACTAATGCACTGTAGCGTTTTTGTAGTGGATCACCTTCATAGTATTCTTTGACTTTTTGAAGTTCATTAATGTAGTCATATGCCATTCTTATTCTCCTTATCCTCACACGAGTCACATGGGAGATGGATTGAACTGGTTTTATCCTCAAACTCTTCATCAGACATTAGACGGTAGACTTTTTCAAGTCTAGGTATTATCTTATGAGCTTGAACTAGTAATTTTTCTAGTTCAATTTTAGTCATTTAAGGTACCTCTATTTTATGGATAAATCTATGTAAGTCTCCATATCCCCAGGCAGGTCTTCTGGCCCTGACAAACATGACCTTTCCAGGTTTTAAGTTTCGTAGGTCATTTATATTTATCATATATGGATCTACTATGAGAATAGTTGTATTAGATGATGATAGTGATATATATTTAGTATATCTTTCTTCCTCCAATAGATCAATGTTAAAACAGTCTTCTAATAATCTTGTAGACATCTTATGCCCCCCACGTTAAGTTCATTTTGTTCGTAGTCTCCATTGCACTTGGGTCCCAGAATTCGCGTTTGAAACCTATAGGAGCATCTTGACATCGTTGGAGAGGGTTAGTCCAACTTAAACAAAAGTCATGATAAGGACAACCGCGGTAGTCAGTGCATGATTTAGGATTCATGTGGAAGGATTGGAGGATGGAGTGAGAGTCTGAACAACTCATCAAACGATCCATGTCTCGGTCAAGGTCGTCTAGGACATCTAAAACATTCCAAAGCCAGACGTTCATTTGCTCAGGAGTTTTGAACGCAGGTACTCGGCGGAGTGTAGCATGGTTGCCAGCAGGACGTGCTGCAGAGCCGCGTTTGAGATGGGCAAATCCAGTGCCGCAGAATTCTATACCTAGAATTTGATCCATAGGAAATAGACAATAAAGACAGTGAGTATAAGTCCCATTCTGAAGACCAAGATGAAATTGCTCTGCCCATTGGTAGCCATTTATGTAGCGTTCGGAGGTAGTTTTATGATCCCATGAGAAGATCATTCCATCTTCCTTGCGCCGCATTATAGAGTCCATACGGTAGTAAAGAACCTGTGTGTCTGATACAGGGACGGTTCCTGAGATCTCAGTCATCTTGCATCCATCTATTTCAACAACTTCATTTTCAACTAGGTCTAGGGATTTCTCCTCTTTGAATTTAATAAGTGCAGTTACTACACCTAAAGGGTCCTTTGGTGTGTAGATGCTGTCGGTCTCTGGATCGAAGACTTCGCGGTATTTAGTAATGAATTTTTCATAAGCCCCTGCCACGTCGTCGTAGCCGTGAAGGAGTTGATATTCTCTAGCCTCATGCCAGCAGGTACCGAAGTGAAGATCATGTGCAGGCATGTCGAGTTTCCAACCTAGAATGTGGGAAAAGAAATACATTCTAGGGCAAGCCATGTAGTCGGTTAGTTTGGAAGAATCGCGAATGTGCCAGGTTGGATCTTCTACAATTGGTAAAGTCATCTTATTCCCCTTTTATACATCAGTCTCCGTCGCAGAACTTACATTCCCAGAAGATTGTGTCCTTTGTCTCATAGTGCAGACAGTGCATTTGATTATTTGCTGATTCCTCAGGACAAAACATGTACCCTCCATTATTCCAGTGGAATCCGTTGTAGTAGTTATTAATATACTTGCCAAGATATTTCACCTCACTTTCGTAGTAGGTGTTGATCGAGAAGTTCGGCGGTCATCTTAAGGATTCTTTCTCCATGATCATAGAGAATTTTTTCTATTGGCTCAGTTAATGTGCATCTTTTCATGCTAATTAGTGCTTCTTTTCTCCAGCGTTTTAAAGTTCTTTCAGTGATTGGCATAGTTTAATTAACTCCTCCTTAGAATACATGATTTCTTTCTATATAATCTCCATTTTTGTACAGCAGTAAGTTAAGCCCTCCGTGTAAGTGTGAGAAGATAGCACATGCGAGACTATTCATCACATTAAGGGCGCAGGGAACTATGTAATCACCCTTGGAAGAATTCTTTAGGATACTAAAGAACGTCCTGTGCATGTAGTTAGTTGAATAACGATTCATAGGACCTTCGCTGAGGAAGACTATGTTGCCGAATTCCTTAGCCGCACTAAAATCATGTGAAGATTTATTTACAATGTAGACGTTAGCCTTGTCCATTAGTACCTCATTCCGGATCAACTAGATCATTGGCTGGAGTTGAGTTTGACATTCCCCTGACGTTGTGTAGTAATGAATCAGGCGCGGTTGACTTTACTTGCTCAGTAGGTCTTCGATCACGTAGGTCTAGGTCTTTGTTTGGAAGACGCTTTGGCGACAGTTCGTTTAATTTTTTAACAAACTTATTATCCTCACCTTTAGGCTCGAATGTAGGAACGTCTAATGGAGTTATGTCAAACTCCACTGGTTCATCTGAACATTCATGAGGAGAAATTAAGTCTATGATGCGCCCGTAGGTAGGGATTGCTTTTTTGAACACTTCTAAGCGTTTCCCACAGTTGGCGCAGAAGGTTAGCTTAGACATCTTCTTCTACCTCTTTAATCTCTACCTTAAAAATTTCCCAAGTTTTTGCGTCTTTTGCAAATCCAGTAAGAGTACATTCAAGATCAATTCCTACCTCTAACAATGCACTTATTTCAGACGAAAACTTCTTGGGGACAAAGCCAATGAACGCGGCTTTGTCTCCATTGTCGAAGTAGATTTGCACTGCATTAGGATCGAATTTGTTAGTTGGATCTGGAATGAGTTGAAGTGTATTTCCTTCCGAGACATCATTTAAGATGCTTCGATAGTCATGAAACTTCACACCTGCCACAAAGAATTCTCTTTTGTTAGGCATTCTTTTTCTCCTTTATCATTGTTAAGACATTTCTTACTATTGCTTTGCAGTTCTTGCATAAGTAAGTTCCTGCACTTATTTTGCCGGACTTCCATAGGTCAGGTTGGCAGAAGTTACAAGACCTAATTGAGATTGGTTTAGTCATCTTCGATTACCTCCACAAATACTGGAAACCTAGGAACTTTCTTTCCTGAAGTTAGATGCTGGTACTGTACTCTCGCCACCTCTCCAATGAGCAGATCACGATTAGTCCAAAGATCACTACGCTGCTCGGCACTAAAACCAGTGCCAACAGAAAAAGTATTACCATCTCCACTGTTACAAACCAAAGCGCCGAGGCTATCTTTTGGATTGCCTTTGATAGATACTTCTTCACTGAAGCCGACAATTTCATAGGCATCCTCCTTCTTAGGCTTAAACTTCATAACGAAAGTACTTCGTTTCTTTACATAAGGAGCATTAGAGTGTCTTACTATGATTCCTTCATAACCAGTTTTAATAAGGTTATCATAAGCTCTCATTACGTCGTCTAATGTTTCACAAAGCCAGAATGGAGAAACTACCAACCAAGGACTAATTCCACGTAGCTTCTCAATGATTAGGCTTCTGCGCATCTGAGGTTGGTCGTTGACTATGTCAAATACATGAAATTGAATTCTCTCATGATCAGGGTGAATGTTAACTGAGCGAGAAGTGATTGAGACTATTTCCTCAAAACTCATTCCGTGACAGTAAAGTTCTCCGTCGAGTTCTGCAGTAATCCCACGTAAGGCTTCGTTGAGATGTGGAACGCCGTAGACTATGTTTTCCTCAGAACTTAACAACAAAGTACCTTCAACCTCAAGTGCAGTACTAATGTGAATAGACCTACAACGCACTCCGTCAAACTTGGGTTGCACTATGTAAGGCGGAGACCACTTTGCTAATCTCTTCTCCTCGAAGGGATAGGCTTTCATAATGCCTTTCCAGCGTTGCCAACTATTTGCCATAGCCTCTATCCTTTCGATAGGAATTGTAGGCCTCTAAAACTGAGCTCTTAAACTTAATTAGATTAAGTTCATCAGCTAAGTGAATAGTAATTTCTGGGCAGTTTCTGTTTAGGTGATAAATGGAGAGAGTAATCGGCCAAGAGTCTTCTGGATCTGGCTTTGTATATCTTAATGCAACCTTTGGACCTTCTCCCTTTTCGCAGAAGAAAGTAGTTGAATTGTGTTCCATCTTATTATCCTTTCGTAGTTTGTTAAATATTTTAACGGACTTTTAATTAATTCTAAGATGTACATTTTTGTAGAGTTAAAAAATTGCCCTGGTTAACAGTAGATGGCGATCAAGCCGACTGGTTAACCAGGACAACCCAAACAAGGAGGAAAATGAATCTTTTATCTCTTAAGTTCCGCAGCACGCTTTTGCAGTTCTTTAATCATTTTCACTTGTTCCTCAGCAGTTGCTGATAAGAACTGAGCCTGGTAGGCGACAGTCGGATCAACAGTGGCACCCTTAGTGGAAATGCCCAACTTAGCCCCGCCCAGTCTGGACTGAAGCTGATCCTGCGTCTCACCTTTCTTCATCCCAGCGCGCATGTTGCCTTGAAGTGTTACGACCCAGGAACCGTCGCAGTTTGTGGAAACTGCTTCATCACCAAACATCTCGATCTTTTCTTTCGCTGTCTCGCCAGTCTGCACAGTGATACTAAACGGTCCTAATTCAGGAGTATTATTCTTCGCATTAGCCGGTACTTTTGCAGTTACTACCATTGCTTTAGGCATTTTTATTCCTTTCGTAGAAAATTGAAGTTGAGTAAAGTTTGGTTGGCCTTTAATGTCGGAGTGTTGTGTTAGGCTACTTCATTAGGCATCACCTTCCTTCCGTTGTCTTAAGTGATTGTTGTGATTTGATTTCTTAATTATACATATACTACAAGTGAATGTCAAGGAAATATTTGGTACAATTAACTCCAGTTAATCCAAAAGATCAAGAATGTAGTCTGGTTCGAGACCAAACCACTCTGCACAAATATCATCTGGAGTTTCGGCGTTGTCTAGACGTTTATAAAGATCTTCTCTAGCCTCTGCAATTAGTTCATCTGCTTCTTCCTCAGTCATATTGTCTCGTTTGATTAAGACTTGCTTAATGCTTAACATTTACTAGTCCCCCCAATCTTTAGGCTTATTAAAATCTTCAATGCACTCCCCTTTACGATTGACCAAGATTATTCCACAACCTTCGCAAAGTACTATTGCGCCAAACCCTCTAAGTGATTTCAGTGGAGATAATAACTTTGCAAAGTCTCCTAATGGAAGGTTTAGTTCCTTCGCACACTGGTTACAGAACTCAGCCATTAGTTAATCCTCCTTCAATTTAATACCTACACGTTTAGCCAATGCACGTACTTGATCCATAGTCATTTGCGCAGGCTCGATTATGATAGGCTTAGATTTCCTCCCTTGTCCTGGCTTAGGGCTAGCAATTACAGTTAATCTTCCATCTATTTCCGCAAGCTCCAAGTCAATCTTTTCAAAGGCGTCTCGAGATCTATCCCAGTCTGCTCGAAGTGCCTTAGTTTCCTTCTTTGATTCTGTGTAACTTTGATAAGCCTCTAATTGCACTACTCTTGCAATCAACCTTTGATGCGTTAGGTCTTTGATTCTTTCTTCTAATTCCATAGTCTTAATCTCCTTTCATTTAAGATCGTTTTAAAATTTAACGGACTATTGAACCACCTAATGCATTCCAAGCCCAATAGTAACCAAGTGCTACACCTAACATGATTAGGAAGAAATTGATGATAGTGTTTCTTAACATTAACTTATCTCCAAACAAAGTTTCCATTCTCCAGTTCCCAACCACTTGCTTCTACTTCCTCAGGATCTATGTTGAAGCTAATGCACACAGTCGCATGGATGCCTTTAGCTAAACTAAACACCTTTCCTCTAGCCTTAACACAGATTGCAACTACCTTCCCAGAATGCTCTTTGATTGTTTTAGTTCTCATATCATACTTAGTCTTTGGCCTTTCGTTCCTGTAGATATTAGGAACTTTCGGTCGACTTGGACGGATTAAACTAATGTGTTGGCCTAGTATAGTTACTGACATTTTAAGTTCTCCTTTCTTCTTCCCATTGCCTATCAAGCCAGGCATCATACTCATGATCAGCCTTTTCATCTGCAAGATCTCTGGCTGCTTCTGCTAACTCATTCTCATCTTCATAATCAAGTGGACAAAGGTCAATCTTCCTCTTAATACACTCCCCATCTCGATTTTCAAAACTACAATTTGAATAGCACATAATGACTAACTCCTTTCATATTGAGTGTTTGCAAAAACTTCATTTATTACCCGTATTATACCATGCCAATGACAAAGATGTCAACAAGATTCCATACATTAAACGACATACTTAACCTTTTCAGTTCGTTTTAAATTTAAACAAACTAAACATTCCTAGCCGCTTGCAACTTCATAATCCCCTCCAAATCCACAGACGCATTTTCTCTCGTCCTTATCTCTTCTTCCCTAGCCTTATTATATTCATCTAATTCCCTATCAGTCATATTTGACCTTAGTACATTCTTCTGCACTTCATTCCCTTCTACTCCTAACCTCCCTGTGTCCTTCATATCCTTGATAGTCTTTTGCAATTCCTCTAACCTTCCCTCTTTCTCTCTTTTCTCTTCCTCACTTAGCTCTACCTCAACCTTAACACCTCCATCCTTAGCCCTCTGCCTTTCAATCATCTTCCTAGCCATCTCTACATCATCAGCATTAATCACACCTTCATAAACACTTCCTCCATCAAATGGTTCCACACTATGCTTATTATTAACCATAACATGTGACCTAGGTACAAGCTCCCTAGTATCAACCCCTTTCTCCCTCAAAGTCTCAAGCATCATAGCTGTGCCTATCTTCTTTTCTGATCTCTTCCTCAAGCTCCTTTGATAAAGTCCTTTCTCAATCAAGTACCTGTGTGCATCTGCCACACTATCAATTCCCTCAGGCATCTTTCCATTATCCTTTATTAAGTTACTCAATGCACTAACACTCCAACTTAATAACTTACTCATACTACTAATCTCTATCCCCTCCACACCTTCCCAGTACCTACACATCCTAGCCAAGTCAATGATACTAATCCTTCCTTGTACTGGTATACTACTCTCCCTTCTAACATCACCTTCCATCAATCTTTCTTCCATTGTTCTCTTCCTCCATTAGTGGTTTGCGGCGTATTAGTGTTTGCATTGTATCAATGTTTGCACGTATCCCAGTATGTCACATATGTGCAGGGCTTCTCCCATACACGTATACGTGTAAACACTCCTACTTCCAATACACCAATTAATGTATATCGTATATAAGTAATCATGTATATATATTTTTATATACCCCTTATATGTGACATACCCTCTAAACATACAAACATCCATACATTACATACATTATAAACATACTACACCTTAATGTCAAGGTATTATATGGTACATTAAAGTCTAGTCTTAATATCCCAAGTATGGCTTATAGTATGTTGTCAACTACGAAAAAAGGCCTTAGAATTAACTAAAGCCTTTTTTAATTTAGTACTTCATGGTTCTTGTTTACTTCTACTTACTTACTAGCCGCTTTTTCCATTAGGTCTGCAAAGTAACTTGCTTGTTCTTCAGGTGTCATAGTAGCAAGCTTAGCTACCATTGCAGTCTCAGGGTCAACCTGAGGTGCTTTGCCAGGTGCCTTTGCGTCAACTTTGATAGTTTCCTTATCAACTAGGTTGACGTAGTTCTTCCGTCCACCACTTCCATTCTGCCATGATACTACGTCCTTATCAAGAGCTTTCATAAAGACGTCCTGCAAAGTCAAGCCATCATACTTGACACAAAGTGTCACAGTCTTCTTATCACCGGCCTTTTTCGCGTCTGCATCAGGACTAAGCTCTATCGTCTTGTTCAATGTAACATTTACCACTTTCATATTCAGGTCCATAATTTACTCCTTTCATTGAGTACGTTTACGAACCATGAAGTACTCACACATGAGGTTCACAATGCCCCTCAAATGCTTGTTATTTAGTTGTCAAAGAACCATTTACATCGTGATTCCATCATATCTCAAAATCACATTTATGTCAAGCTTTATCTCATCAAACCAAAGGGGGATAGTCACGTCGTAGTCGCGGGGGTTAGCCTCCAAACATTATAGAAGTAGAATACAAAACATCCTAAATGGTACAATTGATAAGATGAGCTGCACAGCAGAAGTGTTCTAGGGACGCAGTGTTAGTGGTTCGCGGAATTAAAGTGTTCATCAATACTTTGTTATTAAAAGTCTGTAAAATTTTTAAACAGACTGTGGAATTTTAGCTAACGAAATGTACTGGAAATTACATTGACATTTTGGTAATAGTCTGTCATAATATAATTATTGAAGGAGAAATAGATTTTATGGAGTCGAAAAATGTCAAGTACTGATAAAGTCTTATATGATAAAGGGATGCGAGCTGGAGATAAAGCTGGTAATAAGGCTGTGAAGAAGGCTGGTGTAACCGGAGATAAAAAACTTATGGGAATTAGATTTAAGGCAAGTGATAAGGCACATAAAGAATCTATCCATGGAAAGTTCGTAGACGAAAGAAGGAAACACTAATGCCAGAAGCTGAACAAATTCAAACTAGGAACAACCTCTATGGATTTGAATATCTAGAACCAGACAAGAGGAGGTTGGAAGAAGGCCAAGAACGCCAATTTGAAGTTAAACAACTCTGGCAGCGTTCTCATGAAATTGTCAACTTGTCAGCGCGTGGTTATAAGAACGTTGACATAGCGCAGATACTTAACATTTCTCCAGTAACCGTCTCTAACACGCTTAATGGAAAACTTGGCCAGCATAAGTTATCTGAAATCCGCCAGGAACGTGATGAGGAAACGAAAAAAACTGTAGAAAAAATCAGAGTACTTACAGACAAGGCACTTAATGTCTATCATGAAACCTTTGACAATGAGTCTGGAAACGCGACGCTTAAGGACCAAATAGCAGTTGCAAATACAGTCACCTTAGAACTTAGCGGATTAAGGGTTCCAACAAAGGTCCAATCTCACTCAATCCACACTGCGTTAACTAAAG